GTTTCAAAATGGCAATCGCTGAGATTGTTCCATTTTCGGCAGGCCCCGCCGCGAGGCCCGGCCTGCTAAGTCCACGCGACTCTACAGCAAGTCGCTCCGCAGTCATAGCTGCATTTAACGCCAACAATGGCGAACACCCTTTATTACAACAGTATTGCCGAGAAAGGTACGGTGCTAATGTGATGGAGTTAGGCACGGCCCCTGTATGTGAGAAGACCCTGACCGTTTACAAGCGGTCGTCTAAGCACAATACGGCCGGCTTCACTCCTTTCACTTTCACCGACCTTATCAAAGCCCCCGTCACTTTATATCGCAAGTTGTTTGTGCCTGTAAAGCCCGCTGTTAAGCAGCCCTGGGCTTTACCACAGATTTGCCATCCCACTGCCACCGTGCCCAATGTTGCCCCCGCCTACGTCCACCCCTACGGATGCTCGTGCGCTGATCTCTGTCAGCCCTGCACTGAGACTCCTTCCGAGGAAGAGCTTGAAATTTGTGCGATGATCGAACTGTCACATGACATGAGCGGATCGTACTCTTGTCGAAGTTCCGCTGGCGCTATGTATCATGCTCGACACGGTTTGGCCAAATGTGTGGAAGTTGAATTATGGTCGTTAAGACAAAACCACATTCGTATTGGTGACACTTTGGGTAGAGATTTTTTCCGAGGCTCTCCTCAAGAACACGCTGTCTTGAACCGCCATCTCTTGGATTACTTCAAGGGTAGAGAGCGTGCCCAAAGGACTACTCCTTACAATATTCCAAACAGTCAGCTACACATTTTAGCACCACTAGGCATGGAACTTCCACAGCCCGATGCTCCAGAGGCTCAACATGCTCTGCACAAATGTATTGAGGAACATCAATTGTCTTTGATGGGTTTGTACTTACCAGAAAACACCTATGGTTTGATATCTGTGAAGCAGTCCAAGCTCTCGTTACTGCCTAAACCTGCTTCCATTCAAAATCCCGTTCATCAAGCCAAAGATGTATCACGTTATCCCGGTTCTGGAATACGCTCTGCAAATTTTAAGGATCACAATTTGTATTTCATGCATGATGTGTCTTCTGAAGTTGGGCCACATGAGCTTGTTGAACGCTTAGTTTCAGATAATCCTAACGCACATGCTTTCGTAACTGGTATTAACCCAATTGAGGTCGTAGATCGTGCAGGAAGTTTTGAGCCTGCCAGCCACGAGATAGATTACGACCTTGGCGGATTCAACTATGTGTTTACAGGTTCTGAGTCAGAGTCGTATTTTACTCCGATTGACACCACTGTTTCCTGGCTACGTACGTCATCCATTCGAGCTTCCACTGGTGATATATACCAAGTCGTGTTGCTCAGTTACAAGCTAGGTCATTGCATTTGGCACATCTTCCGAGGGGATGTGCCTTCTCAAGATGTTCGGACGTTTCCAACGGGTTCTTATGTGCGTATTCCCGCAGTATTAACGGGCACTTGGAAGGACGAATGGTTACCGGTCAAATTGATTACTGCCGTTTTGTCGTTTACGGATCGGACCCCGGACTTGTCCACCCGCAACATTGCAGCGAAGGTATCTCAGCTTGCCGCCTCCATAACGCCTCGATTGACTTCAAAAGAGATGTGGGTGGCCCAGCACCTTGCCAGAGAACGTGCTCCAATTCAAACATGGTGGAGTGTGCTAAATCGTGGTTTTTGGCGCGCCGCGTACGCTTTCACTCTTCAATGGCATTTACTAGCACCTCGGCCCGACGTCTACTCTTACGTCGATGAGAGGCGTCGATACAGAGTTTTGCATCCAACTCGAGGCGGCGGCTGGTCATTCACAAACAACATTCAATGGAAGCCTGACGCCGTACCAAACAATCCGACTTGGTTAATGAAGTTGTCCGTGTTGACATCCACTGTCTTCACGGTTATTCTTCCAAAGATTTTGATCGCTGAGATGGTGTCGAATGTGGTCATGCATGTGCCATTGGGTTCGATCCTAAAGCACTTGGTTCGTTGGGCAGATCTTCAGCCATTGAGGTTGCTTTTGACTGCCGCCATTATTGTTGTAACCGCAATATTACCAGGGCATATCATAAAGATTTTCACAAGGTTAGCCGGCCACATGTGGAGACAACTTTGGCTACCTTCTTGGTTTTCAAACATTTTCCAGAGAGTAATCGTCGAAGTATGCGGTGGTCCAGGTGCACAAATTCTGGCTTGGCTTCCAGGTAGGGGCTGGTTCTTCCAGGCATATCTTTGGTCAGTGGGCATGTTTTCTATATTACCTGGGTTAATTCCCAATTTCGTGGTGCCTTGGTTTGCCGTGGCATCAGCGTACTGGCCACTTTTGATCATTTGGTTTGCTTTAATAGGCTTTGAGAATTACATCGCATACAGGGCGATCAATCCATATTTGGTGTCGGACAACATGATACTACCAACTGCCAATTACACAATTTATGATTGGTGCGATGATTTCATTGACAGCAATTTACATTTGGCTGAACGCACTTTGTTTCAATGTGTGCTGCATGAGCTTGACCGTGTGCGTATCAAAGCATCTCGCAAGTTTAGGCGTGGTATCAATTATTTGGCATGTGCTCAGGCAGGTTTGCCGGTCAGAGACTTTGACATTGCGCCATTGGTTAGCAGGCCCACCATTTCTGACCCAGTGGTTAGAGTGAGGAATGTCGACAGACTTTTACCGTCAGTCACCGCTCTGCCCAATAAAATTCCGGTGGCTTTGGGGGCCCCAGCTTTGGCCGTGGACCCTGTCGGCATGAGGTTTCATGAGTGGGTGGAAGCCGTGAAGGCGGCCTACCAGGTTGAACAAACGAAGTACCCACCGTTAACTCCTGGGCAATCTTGTTTTTGGGACTGTGTATCTTCATTGGGTGGGACCCCACATATGTGGTACAGTTGGTATTGTGCTTACTTGGGTGAGGTCCCAGATCCCACTCAGGTTATTGGTAATGTGACCCCCCAGATTATTCAGAAGTTTTCTTCTGCCTCCGGCTTCGGAGTTTCTTTAAGCGGTGAGGTTAACATTGTTACACAGTCTCAGAATTTTTGGCCAGTTTTGAATTTGGTGTGCTCATACAACGTGTTAACTGGCACACATCACGTTGAGCTCGCGATGCCGGTTGAGCTGAGTGCCTGCACTTCAAATTTGGCCAGATTGCTGTGCACTGTGAGAAACACTTGGCCCAATTGGTTTATTGTCATACGGGACAACATTGCCACGTCTCCGGTGGATGCCGTGCCTAGTCTGAGCCCTGTAATGAAGGCGATTTCCGGTATTCATCCAATGCCAATTACAAGGAACGCTTGCGTTGACGCCCTTGCTGGTTCCTATGCCTGTTTGCCGATTGATCCCAGGAACCAAGGGGGTTTCGCCGTCGATTTTCAGGCACGCGGGGTGTTTAATGACACACTGGTGGAGTTCAACTCCCCGCGTTCACGCGTTGCCATCGGAGGAACCGATTCAAAAACGTTGTGGAGACGGTTCAGGCTAGGCGGTAAGGCATTCCGTGTTAAGGTGCCGAATGATTACAACCATCCGCAGTTGGAGCCGGTCACTGAGAATGATGCAAACATGGTGGATGGTGGTGTTCCAGTGAAGATTGGTGCCACGTTAGCAGCCGACAGAGCAATGAGGAACAACACCGCACCACAGCCTCCGCGTTGGAAGGAACTACAGTATGACTTGCTCAAGGTAGTTAAACCTTTCATCGACGTGGTAGTGCCTTCTGTGCCGTTGACAGATCAAAGGTTTGAATACACCGCAGACGTCAACCGCGCTTCACGGTTGGTGGCCGATCTTAGGGCTCATCCTAGCGTTTTGGAATCCTTTAACAACCCTCAAGTGATACAATCTTTGGATGCGATCATAGATCACTGGAAGGGCAACAACACCACTCGTTCGGTCCCTATAGTTGCGTACTTTGGCGTTTGGGGTTCCGGGAAGACCACCGCCACTATGGAGTACATGAGAGCACTGAGTGATGAGCGGAGAAGGCAAGTTCGTGTGGTTTCCCACACAGAGTCTTTGAGGGCTCAGTCTAAGTTAGCTCTTGATTTTCCATCTTTGAGAGGTTTCAATTTTCCGACATTGGCATCTATCATCACGGAGCCCAGCACAGGTCCTATAGTTTTTGATGATGCCGGCAAATTTTGGGGTGGAATGCTTGATTTGGTCATACTTTGCAATCCACTTGTGGATGAGATTGTGCTTAACGGTGATCCTGCACAGGGTTTAGCGCAGTTCCCCGTGGCTGGAACGCAAAGTCAGTTTGATGCTAACCCGTTGTCTGCCGTCGCCGACCAGATCACAAGTTATGCGACCATAACTCACAGAGGTTTTGGTGCCCTTGCTAACACATTGGGAGTGTACACAACCAATGTTAACGAGGGACATATCACTCACACCATAGCTCCAAAAATTGGTCTGCCTGTCCTTACCTCTTCTCCTCGTTATGCGGGCGTGTTAATTTCTTCCGGTCGGCAGGCATACACGTTTTCAAGCGTTCAAGGTGAGGATTTCACACAGGAGGTAGAGATTGACATGACAGCTTTAGAGGATGCGGTTCTTGACAGGAGTGCATACGTGGCATTAACCAGAAGCAAGTCTGGTTGTTACGTACACATGTCAGCCATGGACCCTAATTCTAATATAAAAGCTCCTCCTACGGCCAGTGACCTTATGAATGCGATCATTTACGCGGTGCGCGAGCAAGGTTCCAATTGTTTATTGAGACCAGACGCCATTGTTAAAGCCACGTTCTACAGACATTTACACAACTCAATGCCTAAGTTACCATGGTTCGCCGTGATAGGTGCAAGTATCCCTCGCTCTGAATTTCAGAATGTCTTTCCAGCCGTTGAGCGACACAGGGTGCAGGACGCGCAGATCAGCGAAGGCCACAGTTGTGACGCAACACCCCCGGTTGAGCCGGCGGTTGACAATTACATTCGAGAAACTCATTGGCATGCTAAGGAAAATCGTGAGTTACCGGGACGCGGCGGAGCAACTGATCAGTTTAAAGAGACCGCATTTGTTAATCCTCACGACCACAAACGCAAAGACACTGCCACATATTTTCTTTCGGTTCAGAAGAGATTAAAGACCATGTCCGCCAAGGCCAATGCCAGGAGAATGGCCAAATGTTCACGTATGGACATGTGTGATGAGTTTGATAAACTTGTTCCAAACCCACCCAGGTGGAGTGCAATGAAGCATGCCGAATATTGTGACAAAACTATTGATGAATATGAGAGCCATCGTTCTGCGGAGGCTGTGTACGCAAAGTTGAATGCGCATGATCCTGACCGCACTGGGAGCGACATCAAAATCAGTCTGAAAAACCAGGTCATCAAGAAAGACGAAAAGAGGCATACTTTACAAGCCATACCAGGGCAGCTCATTCATGAATATGACATTTCTCAAACTTTGGGTGACGCACCGTTTGCGTTGTTTTTAGAGAATGAACTGTTTGACGCGTTTCCTGACAATTTTTTGTTTTACAGGAGGATGAATCCGCAGCAGTTTGTGGACGCGTACAAGAGCAAGTGGCGCGTCGGCAACGGTGTGCACACTTCTGATGTGACAAGATGGGATGTTGGGTGTGATGCCGGCGTTTTGAATTTCGATGTACATGTCATGCATAAGTGCGGTTTCCCGGTCGAGTACATACGGGATTACATTACTCGCAGATTGAATAGTAGAAGTCAACACGGTCCCATGGCAACGATGCAAAATTCGGGTGACAGGTACACATGGTCGCTGAATAGCATTCGCAGGGCAGTCGTCGCTTCAATCATCAACGATGTCACCAGTGATGACACCGTGGCCATCAATGGGGATGATGAAGCCATTGACCGTCATTGTGACTCGAAGTTTTTCCCGGATTCACCATGGATTTTCAAGAATTTGAACGGCGACGTTGGAGATTTTTCTGGATTCGAGTTGGGTGGCGTCGAACCCAAGTATTCGGCTGAGGGGATTCATTACCGTACTTTGATACTTGAATCTCGGGATCCATCAGCCCAAGACAAGTGGCAGAATTACTTGGGTTTATTGGCTTGGGCCGATTTGAGCAACCCTTTGGCTTTAGACGTTGCTAGGTCTGCACACCGCCACATGAAACCAGAGCTATTTCGACAGTTTCTGCCGAAACCACTTTTACCTTATTTTTGACGCAGTTTGTGACTTCTTCCCTTTATTCATTCTTTAACACTTCACATCACTTTCCTTAATTCCAATTTTCTGCGTTCCTAC